GCCAGGTCATCGCCACAGATCGCCACGGCTGAGCGGGGAATACCCGCCTCCTCAGCCGCCCAACTATTGACTACACACAGGATTATCCAGGATAACCCGAGACCCATGTGGATGCCGCCTACGGTGGTATCACCGTCCACAATGGTCTTGGGACCCAAGATCCGAAGTCCTGCTTCACATAGCACGGATTGGTCTTCGCCGCTTGCCCTGCAAAGGGCGAGCCATACGCGTTGAGCGACCTCGTGCCCAATGTAGTCAGTTGCCGCGCTCAGATCGGCAGACTCCAGGATCAACGCATCCGCCCAGTCCTCCAGACTCAAACCCACGGCGTCCCCAGAAATGGGGGCGTCGGGGTCGTTTGGTTGACGGCGGGTAAGCTTAATGCGTTGTCCACGAAGGACGTCTGACATCTGTGGCTGCCGGCGGAGGCGCTTTAACCAGCGCTGTGTGAGTCCCCTGGACACATGCACTTCGTCGGCAGGATGGCACGAAGCCACCCTTACCTTACCCCCCAGCTCTGGAAGGATCGTTGTTTCGATCGCTGGGTATGAGGCTCCCTCCTCCAATTGGAGATGGTAGCCTGGGTTTGACAAAGGGGTGGGCAGAGTATTTTGGAGATAATTGGTCACACACATCGACCACAGAGATGTGTCACTTGCAGTAGGTAGGCGCGGGATCGGGGGGCCCTTGGCAACCCCCGTTCTCTGCCTTTCCCACGCTATTACCTCCTCCAAGTCGTGACCAAGAAGCTCCACCAGCTTCTGGTAGCACCTCCGTTGCACCATAAGTCCCATTATACCTGCGCGTGTGAGACCATCAAGGGCCATGCCCCGTCTCCACGCCTTCGCGCTCATCATTTCCATACATGCGCGGTACCACCTATCCACTGTATGGTCGGAACCCTGTTCTTTGTTCCATATGATGTTGTATGCTTCGACGACCAGGTACGGGCCCTTCACCAAGCGGCCTTCAACCTGTAGTTCATCTTCATCGGGACTCACTCGGTGAGTCTTTCGGTACTCTGACAGCACTCCGACACTCTGGTGCTGCTGCAGGAGCTCGCGCTTGCGCGCCTCCGCATCGAACATATCGATGTCTTGCAGTTCGCACCACTTGTCCCATGCCATCTGGCTGAGCGCAGCTGCCCCCCCTCCGGGTTTCCTTGGAAACTTCTGGAGGGGGCGGCCAGTTGCGCTGAAAGCAGCGTTATCAGATGGCAGACAAGCCTGAGCATCGTCCTTGCCCTGCATTTTGCGGGCAATTTCCGGACCAAGCTTAGTGGAAATATACGTTTCCAAGCGACGCAGGGACACCTCCTCAAACGGCCGAACGCTCATCCAGCGTTTCTCGGCCTGGTGTCCCTTGTTCGCAAGGAAGTCCTCGGTCA